CGGTATTCCTTCGCCGCTGGATTCAGCGCGAATCGTTCTTTGGCACCCATCATCACCTCAACAATTTTTCAACCCGTGACGGTCACGCATAACCGCCCCGGTTTTTTTCAACTCTCTCAAGGAGAAAATATTATGCGCTTCGCTTCTGTTTCCCGCTCTAAGGTCGCTCTCGCTGCCGGTTCTTTCCTCGCCATCGCTTCTCAAGCTCACGCCGCCCTTCCCGCTGGTGTCACTACCGCTTTGGACGACGCCAAGGGTGACGGCATTATCGCCGCTGGCCTCGTTCTGGTCGTCTTGATCGCCATCGGCGCGTTCAAGTACATCCGCAAAGCTCTGTAAGGCTTTGTAATGGCTACGGGGTTCCTCTACCGCGATCAGTGCTACAGCACTAGTGCTGCGGCTACCTCTGCTCATTGGTCGTCGAACCCCGTTTTCATCACCTCCGGCACCACGTCTTATATCTCCGACGTTTCATGGTCTGGTACTGCTTGGGTTATCAAAAAATACACCCTCAGTTCCACCGGCGTCCTGACGCTCAATAGCACCACGACAGCCCCCGCGCTCTCGTTCGAAACCTGCGAAACCATGGACAACTTCAACAATGGCTTACTGCTCGGCTGGGGAGTTGTTGCCGCCATGGTCGCGGTCTATGCCATTAAAACCATCCGTAGGGCTTTCTGATGTTCGCTCTCGATCTCTATTCATGGGCTGGCTTCCTCGTCGTCGTCTTGCCTTTCCATATCCTTCTCAGTTCATGAGACATCTTCGCCTCGCCCTTTATTTCGTCCTCGGTCTGTTCCTTGGCGGTTACGGCGTTTTGTCTCACGCCTACCCGGTTCCCATCGCTCCTGCTGCTGGTTCCGGCGTCGCTGCTGTCTCTGGTGGATGGGGTACGGCTTCAAATTTCGTCGGCCAATTCTCCGGCGCTGCTTTTAACGGCAATTTCACCGGCCAGGTTGCCGGACGTGCAGCCACCATGCCCGCATCTATGCGCATGGCCGCTAATGCTGGTCAGTTCGCCGCCAATGCTGCCCGCATGAATCCTGCCGGTCTTCTCTCTGCCATCGTTGCTGGTTGGTTGCTTGAAAAGGGTCTTGAGTACATCAACGGCCAATGGACAAAAAAACAGCCTGACGATGCTCCCATCACCGGCAAATATTGGTGGCATGCCTTTGCACCTGGCGTCTGCCATTCCGCCGCGAGCAAGTGTAGTTATTCAACGCTTGTCGCGGAAATCACTGCCTTTGAAAACGTTGCTTTCAAAGTCTCAGATTTTAAAGTTACAGGTATCGGGAATGCCTGTGGCACTGGCTGTGTCCAGCTTAATTATTACATCCCAAGTAAACAGGGCGGTGGTTCGATTGGTGTCTTTTATGGTGGCGTTGCTGACCCTCTGCGCGCCCCTGCTACTGATGCAGATTTTGCCATCCCCGGCGTCGCCCCTGACGCGGTTGCTACTGAGCTAGCTAAAAAGGGTCTTCCGATCCCCTTAGAAGACCCAGACGTTCAACCCGTCGATATTCCGCTTAGTGATCCCTACCCTGATCCTGCCACCGGCAAAGAGTATCAAGACCGCGCAAAGGTTACGCCTTCACCTGACGCCCACACCGCAGAGGCAACCCCCTATAAGCAAGAAGTCTCCCCTGATGGCACTCCCGCCAAAAACGAAGACGGCACAGACAAAGCCCCCGAAGAACAGACCGACTTCTGCAAGCAAAACCCTGAAGCTCTCGCCTGTGCCAAGCTCGGTGAACCCGAAGAAGTTGATCCTGTCGAGGAACGCAACAAAGACGTTGCCGCGATCACCCCCGCATCTGGTTTTGGCCCTTCCTCCGCTTCCTGCCCTGCCGATATCACCAAGACGCTAAAGAGCGGCGTAACCATCGTCCAGAGCTGGCAACCCGTCTGCCAATACGCTAGCGGCATTAGGCCGGTCGTCGTCGGCGTCGCTTGGCTCATCGCCGCCATGATCTTTATCGGCGTAACCCGGAAGAATTCCGCATGATGCAAACCCTCGCCGGTCTATTGACCGCCATTGCCGGATCGCTTGCTAAGAAGGTTCTCGCCGCGCTCGGCATGGGATTCATGACCTACGTTGGCTTGGATACCGCCGTCTCCGCCGCCATCTCTGCCGCCTCTAGCTCTATGGGTGGCATGGCTTCCGATGTTTCCGCCATTCTCGCCATCAGTGGCTTCTTTACTGCCTGTAGTGTCATCGCCGGAGGCATCACCGCCTCTGTCGCCATGGTTTCCTTGACCCGTCTAGGCAAGCTGGTATGAGCATCATTGAAGACAAGCCGATCACCCTGATGACCGGTCTTCCCGGATCCGGGAAAACCGCGCTAATCGTCAAGTACATCAAGGAAGCTACTGATGCCGGTCGCCCTGTTTTCCAACTCGGCATTCCTGAACTAAAGCTCCCTCATTGGCCTGTCCCGCCCATCGAAGAATGGACGGAGCTTCGCCCCGACCCCGATCACCCCTCGCTGATGCTTCCGTACTTTACCTTCCCGGAAAAGTCACTGATCGTTCTCAGCGAGGCGCAGCGCGTCTATCGCCCTCGTCCCTCTGGCGCGAAAATCCCCGACCACGTCGCCGCCTTTGAAACGGTTCGTCATACCGGCGTTACCTTCATTTTCGATACACAACACCCCGATTTCCTTGACGCCCATATCCGCAAGCTTGTTGGCCAGCATATTCACTTGCTTGACCATGGCCTGTTAGGTCGTAAGCACTACGAGTGGCCATACTGCGGCCGTCCCGAAGACTTCAAAGCCGCACCGATTAAAAAGGGCTATTCACTTCCTTCGGAGATTTTCGGCCTTTACAAGTCGTCCTCTCTCCATATCAAACGCAAATACACCCTTCCCCCCGCTCTTGTTACGTTGGCCCTCTGCGTCCTTCTCATTGTCGGGTTGGGTTTTTGGGGCTACCGTTCTTACCAGAAAAAGCTTGAGCCCCTCCAGGCTGCCCAACAGCACCGCGAAGAGGCCGCGCAGCAGAATCAGAACATCCCAACGGCCCCTGCTGTCCTGCCTGTCACTATGGAATCCATCCTTAGTGATAGACAGCCTCGCGTCCAATCCTTACCTGAGAGCGCTCCGATTTATGACGCTCTCCGAGTCGCCAAGACCATGCCCGCCGTTGTTGGTTGCGTTCAAACTAAATCTCGATGCTCCTGCCAGAACCAACAAGGCTTAGATGCCGGACTGGATGACATGGCTTGTCGAGCGTGGATCACATCACCGCCTTTTGACCCCTATCGCGATCCGCCTGCGGTTGCCCAATCGTCCGAAGGGGCGGCCGTGCCGCCCGTTCGGAAGAATGGGCAAAAGCCTGACGAACGCGCACCCCAAGAAGGCGAACCCTCAAGCGCTTGATCTATCGCCCCGCTTGATTTCCTCCCCGCCTTCAAAACCTTTCCCTTTTGCAGACCACTACGGCCTTAGCCAAGCACCACCCAGAAGGGAGCCGCGTCCCGAGAGGGCGCGGGGTTTCGACCTTCGTACATCGAGCGAGGATCGACGCCTTGTCGCGTTGGCGGCGTACAGCCGACACACCGACATAAGGGCGTGATCCCGCGCAGACGGGCAATGCATGAACCCTGACGCCTTTTTTCTCTAACCAGGAGCGAACCAGGAGCGAACCAGGAGCGAAAAAAATGGCCTCCGATTTGGAGGCCATTTTTCATGATGCGGGAATTTTATTGTGACATAAACATAAATTATGCGTCTTTTCGGCGCAAGTAATAGACCGCGCTAGCGGTCATTGCGAGAGCGCCACCAAGCCGCCCCAGATCGTCCGCGGATATACCGAAAGAATTCAACGCCAGCATGCACGAGAGCCCCGCGGCCAGCATTGCAATGCGTGCATGCGACGTAAAAGACGCCCAAAACGCCCGGCGCTTTTCGTTCTTTTCCCGCTGTCCTTCAAGGTCTGCGACGACTTGGGCGGGGTCCAGCTTGAGCGTGATCGCCAGCTTGTACGCCACATCGAGGGGAACCCCTCGTTTTCCATTTCGCATTTCTGCTACATGCCCACTCGGACACTCAAGACGCCGTGCTAATTCGCCGTCGCTCTCGATGCTCATGGCTTTCTTGGCTGCATCTAAATATTCCGCTGGGGTCATGGTTTCACCATCCGTAAATCTCTGAATTGGCTTGCAGGGTAGTTCCAAAATTGGAGCTTGACAACCCTCCATAATTGGAGGGCATAATGCACGCACTCCAGATTTGGAGCGCCCTTATCCCAACATCCTGTTGGGGGGTTCAAACCAGTGAGGTGTAGAGATGTTGAAAGTAGAAGTAGCGACCACGATGGTCAATGAAAAGCGCGGCACCAGTGCCAAGACCGGCAAGGCCTATTGCATCCGCGAACAGGAAGCATGGATCACCACCTATGACCGCGAAGGCAAGCCGCAGCCGCACCCGCAGCGCTTCAACCTGACGCTGGACGATGATCAGAAGCCCTATGAACTCGGCAACTACATCATCGACCCCTCCAGCCTGTATGTAGATCGCTTCGGCCAACTCGCCATTCGTGCGCGTCTCCGCGCTCCGGTGGTCGGCCAACAAGCTCGGGCGGCCTGACCATGGAAACTTCAATTTCGCTTGATGCAGTCAAGCTTTCCTTGTCGCTTCGTCGCCCTGTCTTCTTCGATGATGATTATCTTGACGGTACGAACTGGACCATTTTCCCTGCTGATTTCGACCCTCGTATCGACGATACCGGCGATAAGGTTCATTAACCATGTTCATGGCCTCCACCCTCCCCGCATCTGCCGTTTTGACGGCTACCGGCTTCGAGGTGTTGGGGGCCGCTTTTCGTCCGGGTTCCGTATGTAATACCCGGACTCAGTGCAACGGTTGCACTAAATGACCAATTTCAACGGCCTTCTCATTGACTGGATGACCCTCCGGATGCCGGTCAATATGCTGCCCCCGCTCCTGCAGGAACGCCTCTTTGAAAACCTTGATACCGTCGCTTGTCTAAAGCTGGACAAGGACGGGAACCCCATTGAAATTCGTTGGGAATCCAAGCGCCTTAACTTCGACGCCTTGCGCTCTGATAGCGATGGTCTCTACTGGACTGTCTCCTACGTCAAGGAAATCGCCTTCCTTTACATCGGCGCGTCTCCCGCTTCGCTCCGGTTCGAACACAACGTTTTCGGTGACCTCGATATCCTCAACGCCGGTCAAGTCCTCGTAAATCGCGCTTGTCGTGCTTTCTCGTGCTTCCTCGCCCCGGCCCAAGAATGGGAACTCTGCCGTCTCGACCTGACCGGCAACTATGCTTTGCCCGATTTCTCCATGGTCAAGACCGCGCTCCGTTCCCTGCTCGGTACAGACTCCGCTCGACGCAAAGCCACCAGCGCCAAGAACGGCGGCGATACGGTTCAATGGTCGTATTCCTCAGATGTTCAAGCTGGCAAGGCGTACCACAAGGGGCCGCATCTTCGCTATCTCGTCAAAAAGGGTGTTCTCTCGCTCTCCGAAGACCTTCTCGCCCTGGCTGATCGTTTGCTGCGCCTTGAGCTAAAGCTCGGCTCCCGTTTCTTCCGCCACGCGAAGGAACGCTCGACCAATCGTTTTCATGGTCGTCACTGGACGACTTTTACCCCCGTGGAGCTTGCTGGACTCCATCACGACTTTTTCCAGCCCTTATGTGACGGTGTAGAGGTGAAAGATATGGGACGCGTAGAAACCATCAGCAAGATTGCCGACATGAACGGCATCACTCAAGGCCGTGCTCTGGCCGCTTTCAAGACTTTCAACGATATCCGCGAACACGGTCTCGATGAAGTCCAAGCCAGCATGCCCCGGCGCACTTTCTATCTTCACAAGAAGTATCTCAAGCAAGCCGGATTTACGGATGCCGATCTTTCCAAGTTCCTTCCTGGCAATGTCGTCCAGTTCCGCCCCGTTCGTATCGTTCTCGCCCAGCCTGTTACTTGCTGGGATGACCTCAGACGAGCCGCTTAACGATCATGGCCATGACGATCACCCCGCCCACGATCCACGCCCAACGCATCGCGCTCGGTCGTCTTTTCGTTCCCGGCGTCGCCGCCTCCAGCCTCCGCCGCATTTTCTGCAATCGGTATTCCTTCGCCGCTGGATTCAGCGCGAATCGTTCTTTGGCACCCATCAT